AAATATAACATATAAGACTTAGGACAAAGAGTTAAAGAATGAATCGATTTCAACACAGAACCATATAATGATGACTTTGACGAGAACATAAATTCTACCGAATTTTGTCCGTCCGAGCTTTGCTGTCCAAGCACGTGAACTTACTCAGATGCAGACAATTCTGCAGAATCAGATTAAGAAACACGGCGACCATATCTTTGAACAGGGTGCTATGGTCATTCCTGGTCAAGCATCTATCGACTGCAACGTATCTTATGTAAAGATCCAGCCATTGTATGCTGGCGCAGTTGTTGAGACTTATATCAATAATCTAGAAGGGCTTGTTATCGTTGGAGATAGTGGTATAACAGCTCAAGTTATTAAAGTTGTTAATGCCAGTGGTTCTGACTTTGCTACTCTTTATGTTCGTTACACAAGTTCTGGCGATGATGGTGAAACTAAGACATTCGCTGATGACGAGATTCTAACTCCACAAAACGTTGAATTGTCTTCTTATACAGTTCAAGCAGTTTCAACTGATGCCACAGGTATTGGTTCTATTGCCTCTGTTGAGCGTGGTGTGTATTATGTCAACGGACATTTCGTTCTAGTTGATACTCAGTCTATCGTTCTTGATAAGTACAGTGCTACTCCTACTTACCGTATCGGTCTTAATGTTGATGAAAGATTACTCACTCCAGAAGATACTGGATATGAGATGCTTCTTGATAATGCGCAGAACAGCTTTAACTTTGCTGCTCCAGGTGCGCACCGTTACTACATTGATCTGACTCTCACTAAACTTGCAATTGATAGCACAGCTGATGCTAACTTTGTTGAGTTGCTTCGTGTTGAAGGTGGGCAGATTAAGCGCCACGTAACTACTACTGATTACTCTGAACTAGAACGTACACTGGCTCGTCGTACATATGACGAGTCTGGTAATTACACAGTGCGTCCATTCACTATTGATGTTCGTGAACATCGTAATAACAATCGTGGTCAATGGGCTCAAAATAAAGCATATTTGATCGGTGATGTTGTTTTAAACAACAACATTTTCTACGTTGCTAAAAATTCTGCAACTTCTGTAAACGTTGCACCAACCCACACAACTGGCACTGCATATGACGGTCCAGGTTCTACTGGTGTTCAGTGGGAATGGAATCAAACTCCTTATTTTAATCGTGGTATCTATGATCCAGAAGATGGTGGCAGTGAAGCCAAACTTGCTGTTGGTCTAGAGCCAGGAAAAGCATACGTACAAGGTTACGAGATCGAAAAGATTTCTACTGAGTATGTTGACGTTAACAAATCTCGTGAAATTGTTCAAGTTGATAATGCCATTGTTCCTGCAACAGTTGGCAACTATATCCTTGTTACAAATCTAAACAATCTACCTCCAATCAATAACTTCGGTAAGATTTTCTTCTATGACCAAGTTACTGGTTCTGCTGGTCGTGGAACTCCTGTTGGTACTGCTGTTGGCAGTGCACGTGTTCGTGCAATTGAGTGGCACAACGGAACTATCGGTTCCACAGATGCTCAATACAAGCTGATGATGTTTGACGTGCAGATGTTTGATGGTGCTTGCTCTTGCCGCAAAATTAAATCATTCTACTTTAATGTTTCTAGCGATCCACAGTTAAGTTTTTCTGCTGATATCGTACCGAGAACTCGTCGTTTGGTTGGTTCTGCCACTGCATCATCAACTACAGTTGTGGGAACTGGAACTTCTTTCCAGACTGACCTTATCGTTGGTGACTATGTTCTTCTTGGAACTGCTTTGCGCCGTGTTACTGCCATTGCAAGTCAAACACAAATTACAGTAGACGCTTCAGTAACAGTTACTGGTGTCACAATTGACTTTGTTTCTACTGATTTCTTAGAACCAGAAAACATTTCTGTTCTATATCAACTTCCTTACTATGCTATCAAGTCTGTTCGCAGCGCATTGGGAACTAACGATACTTCTTATACTGTATACGAAAGATTCACTGCCACTGCTTCTTCTGCTTCTGGTGGCGTATGTACTGTAACTGCCACAACTACTAGTGGAACATTTGCTTCTGCAGCTGAAACAGATAACTATCTGCTAATGTACAATGACGCCACTTCTGGTGGTGCTGCAGTTTTACCTTCTAATACGGTTGTAACTGGTGCTACAGTCCAATTCACTTTACCAGACACTTTTGCTGGTAAAAACTTTATCATAGTTGGTACTGTTAATAAAACAGGTGCCACTTTAACTGAAAAGTCTAAGACTCTAGCTTCTAATACTGTGGCGTTTACCACACAAGCAACAGCAACAAAGACTGAATTGCTTCTTGGTAAAGCCGACGGATTCCGTTTGGTAAGTGTTAAAATGAAATCTGGAACGTTTGCGTCTCCAGGATCTACTTACTCTATTGACATTACTGATAGATTCGATTTCGATAATGGTCAACGTCCTACTCATTATGACGTTGCACGTTTAATTCTAAAAGCATCTTACTCTGCTCCATCTGCTCCAGTTGAAGTTGTTTACGAATACTTCTCACATAGCACTGGTGACTACTTTACTGTAAATTCGTATCCAAGCAACGTTGCTTATGAGGCTATTCCTAAATTTAATTCTGTTCCGTTAAGAGATTGCGTAGACTTCCGCCCAAGAATTTCTGATGATGGTGTTGATTTCGCCAGCGCTGGTTCTTCTATTTCATTGGCACCAAAGCGTGGTATTGATATTAGAACTGACTTCCAGTATCATCTAGCTACGCTAAAGNNTAAAANTGTCAGTTGACTTTAATGGTNACATACTTTGTCTATTGATGGTGTATCTTCATTGAATCCAGGAGATCCTTTAGTATCCTTCTTTAGGTATGGTTCTTTACACTCTTACACTAGAGCCATACACATTCTCTACTAACAATACTAGTGTCGTTATTGAGACTGTTGATAACAAACGCTACACAATAGCGTGATATTGGTAAGCTAGAAAAGAGAATCAATAATCTTGAATACTACACGGCACTTTCTTTGCTAGAACAGCAAACTGAGTCTCTTGATATTATTGACTCTACTGGTGAAACACGATTCAAAAATGGTTTCATCGTTGATGGTTTTACAGGACATAATACTGGTGATGTAACTTCTCCCGATTACCTGTGCTCTATTGATATGGAGCAAGGTGAATTGCGTCCGTTCTACTCAATGCAGAACATGAATTTGATTGAGAAAGCATCTACCAATAGTGCTAGAACAGCAGCTAACTATCAGCTGTATGGTGATGTTATTACTCTACCTGTTCTAGAGCATATCCCTCTTGTCAAACAAGAATACGCTTCACGAATTGAAAACATTAACCCATTTGCTATCTTTACGTTCTTGGGTAATATGTCTTTAACTCCAGCAACTGATGACTGGTTTGAAGTTGATCGTCGTCCAGACTTAGTGGTTGAAGTTGAAGGTAACTTTAACACTATTAAAAGTATTGCTGAAAAAGCAGGTGTACTTGGAACAGTTTGGAATGCTTGGCAGACTCAATGGAGTGGTGCTTCTGTAGCTATTTCTAGTTCAGTTCGTAATATTGTTGATAGATCTAGACAACACGCTTCAAGTGGTGCCGCTGATTCTGGTTGGATCAGAGATGTTACAACCTCTACATTCGCAACACAAATCGGTCTTGCCAGAACTGGTGTTAATACATCTATCGTAGCTAAGATCGATCGTCAAGTTGTTGCTGATCGTGTTCTTTCTACTGCAGCTATTCCTTATATCCGTAGTCGTAACGTTCTAGTTCAAGTTAAGGGTCTGAAGCCAAATACTCGTTTCTATCCATTCTTTGATGACGTTGACGTTTCTTCTTTCTGTACTCCAGCAGCTCGCCTGACATATACACCTGTAACTGGTGTGTTTGATTCTACCACTAACGTTGGTGGTCTTTCTGCTGATACTGCTCGTCGTATTAATGGCGACTCACAAGTGTGTTTGAATCGTGGTGATATTATCACTGGTCAAACTTCAGGAGCCACAGCGGTCGTTGTCGGCACTGAATTTAATCCTGATACAAATACTTACGCTTTGTTCGTTTCTAACATCAAGGGTACATTCTCTTCTTCTGAAGACTTCGTTGGATCTATTTCTTCAGCACGTGGTACATACCAAAGCGTTTCTGTAAGTAGCATTGGTTCTAGTCTAGTGACTAACTTTAGCGGTGATGCGAACTTATTGTTCAATATCCCAAACACTGACGCTATTCGTTTCCGTACTGGTATCCGTGAATTTAAGATGGTTGATATTAACCAAGCGCAAGGTGCATTCACGTCACGTGGTCGTCAGATGTATCGTGCACAGGGTGTTCTTGAGACTCGTCAACAAACTGTTAACGCCGTTCGTAACGCTGAATTGGTTGAAGAACAAGTTTCACAAAATCGTGTTATTGTTGCTGTTTCTGAACGTGTTGTTGCTGACTCTGGTTGGTATGATCCACTGGCTCAGACCTTCTTGGTTCAGCAAAAGGGTGGAGCATTCCTAACTAAGGTTGATGTATTCTTTGCGTCTAAAGACAGTAAAGTTCCAGTGAACCTAGAGATTCGTGAAGTTGTTAACGGATATCCAGGAAAGTTAGTTCTGCCTTTCTCTAAGGTTTCTATCAAACCAGAGCAAGTAAATCTATCTACAAATACTGTTACGCTTGATGGTGTGTTGACTCCTAAGTACGACACTCCAACTACGTTCAACTTCCCATCACCTGTTTATGTTCAGGACGGTGGTGAGTATGCGATCGTTCTTTCTTCTGACTCAAACAACTATAAAGTTTGGATTTCTCAAGTTGGTGATCAGATTCCAGGATCTAGTCGTACAATTTCTGAACAGCCATACATGGGCGTGTTCTTTAAATCTCAGAACGCATCTACTTGGACAGCTGATCAGATGCAGGATTTGAAGTTTACGATCTATCGTGCCAAGTTCGCAACTGATACAATTGGTAACATTGAGTTCGTGAATGACGTAGTTCCGTTCCAACGTCTGGACTTCGATCCATTCGAAACACGTGCTGGTCAAACTAAACTTCGTGTTTACCAACGTGATCACGGTATGCCAGTTGGCTCACGTGTTGTTATTTCTGATTTGACTCTAGAGAAACTAACTGGTTCTACTGGCACTGGTACAATCTCTGCTTCTACTTCAACAACTTCAGTTACTGGTGTTGGCACTTCGTTCACAACTCAGCTGCAAGTGAACTCTATCCTGTACAACGCTGCTGGTGCTGTTATTGGTCGTGTTGCAGCCATTGGTTCTAACACTGCATTGACTCTAGCTGCCAACGGTTCTGTGGCAGTTTCTGGTGGAGCGTTTAAATTTACTCTACCAATTAACGGTATCCCTGCGAACCAGATTTATACTACTCACGTTATTAGTGACGTTGATCTAGATTCTTACTGTATCACTGTCACAAATGGAGCAACTTCTACTGGCTACGCTGGTGGAACTACTGTTCGTGCCACACGTAACATTCAGTATGATGCAGTTCAGCCACTGTTACAGATGCAAACGTTCTCTGAAACTATGACTACGTTTGGTATCAAGTCTACTAGCGGTAAATCTGTTGACAGTACTACTCAAAGTGCATATGCAGCGGAAAGTAGTTTCACTCCTGTTCTTGCCAATGAGAATAATTTGTTCTCTGCTCCAAGAATGATTGCTTCAGAAATCAACGAGCAAAATAGTCTTAGTGGTAACAAGTCTGTGACGTTTAACGTTACAATGAGATCTGAGAATGATGCGTTGTCACCAATTCTTGATACTCAGCGCACTAGCTTGGCTATCATTAATAACAAGGTTAATAATCCATCAGAGACTAACACAAACGTTGGTGGTCTTGATGAGAACGTTATTTTGGCAGCGAACACAACTATAGCGTTCAACAATGCCAACCCAGACACAATTACCACTGTTAATGCTACGGCTCGTCAGATTCTGCAAACAGTGGCGATTGGTAAGTACTTGACTATCTCTGGTGCTACAAATGCTGCTAACAATGGTACGTTCTTGGTAACTAACGTTACTGATAACGGAACTACTACAACGGTAACTCTTGGTGATGCTGCCTTGACTGCTGAAGCTGCTGGTGCTGCTGTGACTATCGCTCAAAGAGAGATCTTCGTTGACGAAATCGCTCCTTCTGAAAGCACTACTTACAGCAAGTATGTCACTAAGAAAGTCAATCTGATTGATCCTTCTAACTTCTTGCGTGTTCGTTTTGCAGCAAGTATTCCTGCGGAAGCTGCAGTTGAAGTTTACTACAAAACTGGCGCTGTCGGTGCTTCTACAGTGTTTGAAGATGTTCCATATACTCGCTTACCTGCAGATGCTCCAGTTGTTTATGTTCAGAACGGAAGCAATCAGTTTATTGACATGAGCTTCTCTAGTGGAAACGTGGCAGCTTTTGAATCAGTTCAGATTAAGCTAGTCATGAAGTCATCTAATAGTTCAGCAGTTCCTCGTATCAAGGATCTGCGTGTTATTGCTTGCGCTTAATCATGTACGTTAAAATAGAAAACAAAGATGGGTTAGTTCGAGACATGTCCTCTGGGGCAGTCTTGAACACCAACCGAACTGACTATGAGAACTATCTTACTCGCAAAAGACAGGCTGAACTTGTAAAAGAACAGGCTAGCAAGCAGGTAGAAGAAATAAATAATCTAAAGAATGAACTCAGTGAAATCAAGCAGATGCTACTTGCACTGATGCATAAATAGACCTGAAAGATAAGGGATAACAATGGCGACATTAACGCTAAGATCGGTAAAGGGTTCACCACTAACCAATGCGGAAGTGGATGGTAACTTTACAGCTTTAAATAATGAGTTAGCTACAAAACTGACTGCAACGGACTATAATGCCGCTGACGTTTTAACCAAACTCAAAACCGTAGATGGTTCTGGCTCAGGTCTGGATGCAGACACTCTGAGAGGACAGACTTTCTTCGCTCTTGCTCCAGGTGTATTTGAGGTAACTAGCGTTGCTCGTTCGAGTAACACTACCACAATCACTACTGCTGCAGCTCATGGGTTTACTGGTGGACAATCTGTAAAAGTATACGGTGTTTCTGATGTATCATTCAATGGTACTTACACCATTCTGAATGCATCAACTACATCTATTCTCTTATACACAGAACGGACTACCAAACGTATCATCTACTGCTNNAATTAGAGCCAAGTGTTACGTAACAGTTACTGCTGCCTCTATTCCAGACAGAGATGCTGATGGACGTTTGTCTTCTCCAGAACTTGTTGCACTCACTACATTCTCTAACTTAGTTGGTAATGTAACTGGTAACGTCACTGGTACTCTTACTGGTAATGCCACAAACGTTTCAGGTACTGTTGCTATTGGTAACGGTGGTACTGGTGCAACGACTGCAGCGAATGCTAGAACCAACCTTGGGCTTGGTTCACTGGCTCTGCAGAACTCCAACTCAGTAAACATTACTGGTGGTACAATCACTACTCTTACCACTGACTTGGCAGTTGCTGACGGTGGTACTGGTGCTTCCAATGCTGCAGGTGCCCGCACAAACCTTGGACTTGCCATTGGAACTGACGTACAAGCATTCGATGCTGACTTGACTGCATTGGCTGGAGTTTCCACTAATGGTTTCTATGTTAGACTATCTAATGGCGCAGCGTCTTCACGAGATATTCTTGGTACCGCTGGTTACATCGTTGTAACAAACGGTAACGGTATCGCTGATCACCCACAGATTACTGTTGGTGCCAACGTTGTTAAGACTGATACTACTAACACTTTAACTCAGTATAATGAGTTTACGACTACTAGTGCGTTAAAGATTCCAGCTGGTACTACTGCCCAGCGACCAACTGTAGCTAAAGCAGGTGACCTACGTTTAAACCTAACCACTAATCAGTATGAAGGTTACAACGGTACTGCTTGGGGTTCTATTGGTGGTGGTGCCACTGGTGGTTCTGGTAACCAAGTCTTTATCGAAAACGAACAAGTCGTCACTAATAACTACACCATTACGGTTGGAAAGAATGCCATGAGCACTGGTCCAATCACTATAAATAATGATGTAACAGTGACAATTCCAGACAACAGTGTTTGGGTTATTCTATAAAGACAGGAAAATAAACAAATGACAGTATCTATTAACGGTTCACGGTGGTATCACCTATCCAGACGGATCAGTAAACACAACTACGCTCAGTAAGTACTGCTGGTGATACTATGACGGGTACGCTAAATGTGCCTAACATTAGCAGCAACAAATATACACAGCATCTAACTCACTTACAGTGACACCTGCATCATTGGGTACATCTGCTGGAACTTAAAAGTGTAATTTACAGATCTCAGCAGTTGACTGGTGGTAATACTACAGGTCTAGAAGTAGCGCACGTTAGAACAAGCACTTCTACTACTGCATGGAACTCAGTTGGTATTAGTAGTTGGTGCTTGGACAGATGCAACTGATCAAGCATATATCGAATTTAATGGTGATAATGACTATGGTATAAAGATGCTCACCAATAATAGTGGTTTGCAGACTTCTATGAAAGTCACCAAAGAAGGATATACAACTAAACCATATCAACCAACATCATTAGTGACATTCACTACTGCGTATAATAGCTATACTTGGGGTAGCGATTCGACGATTGTGTTTGATGCTGTAGATGCTGCCAATAATATTGGATCAATGTACAATTCAGGCAATGGAAGATTTACAGCACCAGTAGCTGGGTGGTATCAAATTTACTGTAATATGATGTTGACACCTCCATCTACAAACTCTAACCGACTAGTTTTAAGAAAAAACGGCACTGATTTCAAAGCAGCATCAGGTGGTGGTGACTGTATTCAACCAGCAAATCAGGTTCAAGCTTTGGGTAACAACCAATCATTTGTAACATTAACTGCTGTAGTTAAACTAGCAGCTGGCGATTATCTTACTGTTGGTGGTCGATCTGGTTCTAGTTTTGGTCCTGTCTACGGTGGACACTGCTGGGCTTACTGTTACTTAATGCACTAAGAAATAAGGAAAACATAAATGAAAACATATACAATTCAACTAACTGATGCACAAGATAAAGCCTTGGCTCATGTAGCATTTAATCCCCAAGAGTGGATTGAAAATTTCGTTGAAGTTCGTTGTGGTATTGCTATCGATGAGATAGTTAATGCTGAAATCCAACGCAAACTTGCAGCTGGTGAACCTATCTCTGGTTCTAAAGAAGACATCGTTTTGGCTGCTGATATCAAAACTGCGGTAGAAATCCAAGCAGAACTTAATGCTCTTGCTGCTCAACAGTCTGCTGAATAA